TTGACTGTAAAACCATTGGCACTTACCCATTTAGCACTAGGTGCAGTAAATTTTAAACCTGCTATTAACTTGCTAGGTACAAATAGGTAGCCAATAGAATCACAGTTATCACATTTTGTGGGTCTAGCATAAGGTGTTCCATCTTTCTTAACCTTTCTATAATGTCCTGCTCCTTTACAATGTGGGCATTGTTGTGCTTCTGTTTTGTATACAATATCTGATTTATCTTTTACGTTCTTCTTATATTCTTTTACATCCATGTATGGGGAGAATGTATTTGCCCATTCTAATTTATCTTTAGGTCTTCTACTATATATAACCCATGACATCTGCTCAGGACTATTTAAGTTGATACGTGTGTCTCCCATTAATTGTTTTACTTGTATGTTTAATCTTTTCTCTATATCTACTTTCTCTTTCTCAAACTCATCTCTAACTTCATTTAACTTGTTCATATCAACAGTAAAACCATTCTGATATATTCTAGCTAATGTAACTGATACACGATTAGTTAGAGACACTGTGTTCATAAGACCACCATACTCTTCTGTATTTAGTTTCTTGTATAATGTGTCTGCTAGTTCCTGTGTAGCTTTTAAGTCAGCAGATAAGTAGTCAGATAACTCTTGCTTAGGTATTTCATCAATAGGTGTTTTATTCTTGAAGTATTCTTTCATAGTGTCTTGCTTCTTGGTATCTAAGTCATACCTGTTAGCACATGCTTCAAGAGATAATGGTTGTTTGTTACCTCTCTGTAGCACATACTCAACGAGCATAGTATCAAAGACAGGACCATCATACCTCAGACCACATTCCCATAACCATAATAAATCATGTACAATATTATGACCTATCAGTATAGTAGCTTGGTCTAGTAATTCCTGAACACCATCAAAATTATCTCTGAATAGATACTCATCTCCTTTATCTGTGAGACACCCAACCATAACTAATCTATTGTCAGATTCAAATGGGTCAAGATGTAGCTTACCATCTCTGTGGGTAACTGTATTTTCTACATCAAGTGTTAATTTCATAATCAAATAATCCTTCTTTTCTTTGTTTTTCTGTGTGTTCAGCATGGCAATTAGCACAGAGAACTCTACATTTTCTCATTTCATGTTTTATTGCTTTCATGCTGTAACCACGCATAGCACTAATATTTTTTTTCTTAATATCTATATCTTTATGGTCAAATTGTAGAGCATCACTACTCTTTTTGTACCCACATACGCAACATCCTAAATATAATTTAACTCTTTTTGTAAAAGCCCTAATCCTTTTAATATGTTCTTTCTTTCTATTATTCTTACGAAGTTTAAAATTAGACATAGTTTTTGGAGAATACCAAAGTTCTGATATTTTACCATCTCTTATGTAATAATACTGAAATGTATATCCATCTTCTCTTTTTTCTCCCATTTTATTAGGTAAATTTAATTTTTTCACCTCTTCTTTTTTAAGGTATTTCATCTAATTTTTCCTTGTGCTTAGTTAGATATATAACAGCTTTCTTTAATCTTGTCAAGCTATCTGAGAATCCACCTAAACCAACATTACAATGATGACACAACCAACCTCTAAATGAAAGGGAATCATGACAATGGTCTAGTACCCAATTTTGCAATCTAGGTTGACCATACTTACCTATTTCTTTTATATCCCTGTAACATATAGGACAACAATAATCCTCATCAGGATATGGGTTAGTTTTTCTTAGTTGTTTAACTAGATTAGATTGATTCCTCATGCAAGTTCTACAAGTTCTTTTTATTTCTGTCTGTTTATTTTCTTCGCCTGAACTAGCATATTTCATAGCATTAAATTGGTCTATTGGTTGTTCAATATCACACTTGATACAGACCAAACTATCTCCATGCTCAATCACAGGCTTTTCATAACCAAACAAATCTTTCTGCATTATTGATACCTTGCAGTTACATAATCCAATTCACAATGTTCAACACCATGCCACCCTGATAATTTATTCTTGACAATATTTAAATGTCTAGCAGGACTTTCTTCTTCTCCACTATCAGGATTCTTAACTGTATCTTTGGCTATAAGAATCATTAAATCAGCTTCAGCAGCCTTACCTGTTCTACTACCTTCCATCATAGCTTGATTCAGATATACTTTACCTTCAGCTTCAGCAGATAATTGTGACATATAAAAGATAGCACATTGATGTTGTTTAGCTATCTGTCTAGCATGAATAGCATTAGCTTTAAGTGCTTCATCTGTTCTTGCAAAGCCACCTGTCCTAGCAAACTTATCTCCCATGTCTAATACAACTATATCAGGCTTGTATGCTTTACATATACTCTCTACCCATGCCATGTCACGATTAGACGCATCTTTAATGTGTATATTCTTCTTGACAACCTCATACAATTCCCTTGCTTTACTTGGGTCTTTTCTTATCTGATGCATTGTCATACCTGTAGCTGATGTTAGATACCTAGCACCAACTCTGTGTGCAGATTCCTCGTTACATAATATGATACACTTAGCACCTTGTTGAGCAAATCCATTTGGACTAGCAATTAAACTAGCATGAAAAGATGTCTTACCTGTATTAGGTCTTGCACCTACTTCAATCAAGTGTCCTGCATTGACACCCTCTACCTTTCTAGTTAGACAAGGTATATTAAATGTCCATCTAGCTTCTAAATCATTTCTTTCTAGTAATGTTTCAATGCTTATGTCATCCCATTCTATTTTTAGATTGGGAGTAAAATCATCAGCATATAACTCAAGAACATTTCTAAGAGGTTCAAGAGTGGATTTAGAACCATTAACATAGTCAAAGCCAAGATTAGCAATGTCTTCGCCAACAACTTGCTGAAACAGTTTAGATAATACTTCCTGTGCGACATCTGTTCCAAGTGGCAACTCCTTCTTTATTTGCTTGAACAAGCTAGAATATGCTTGTTTCTGTGCAGTAGTCATTGATGGATTGTTAGACATGAACAATGCTTCAATCTCATCAGGTGTTACTGTTCTCTCATATCTGTCCATAGCTTTATCTATGGCACTCTTAATCTTTCTTACATCTTTACTGAATAGTCTATCAGGACATTTAGCACCTCTATGCTCTTCATAGAACTCTTTGTCCATTAAACTTCTTATTAGTGATAATTCCATGTTGGTTACTCCTTTGGGGTTAGTTTAGTTAAATTATCAAAGTCTTCTTTTCTCCTATATTTTAAATCGTCTGTGACTCTTAGCACTTTTACATCATTCACATAACCTCTCAGTTCTTTTGCGAATGCTAGTGTCTTGGGTACTGCATCAGGGTCTAGTGCTATTATAGCAGTTGAGAATTGTGAAAGGTATCTCTTGTGTGATTCAGCTAATGATGTACCCAACACTGCTACCCCTGCATATACTTCACTGCCTACTGCGATAGCACTAACACAATCCTCAACAACTACTGCCACATTACCATGTCCATGAACGAAAGGCAAGTTATTTTTTCCATACCTTTTCCACTTAGGTAATCTTTTTCCTAGCGACCTACCTGTTGCATCAACCATTTTACCACCATGTACAACAGGAAACACTATCCTGTCTTCTTTAACATCATAGAATATATCAATGTTATTAGTGTCAATATTCCATGTGTTACACCATGATAAAACATTTGGTCTGTCATTGTGTTGTACAACATAATCAGGTAAACTGAAGTCACTTATGTCATCATCTAACACACTAGGGTCTATGGCATCTCTTATGTCATCTACAGACAAACGAATACGTGCTGAACCTGATATAGTACAAGATATTTTATAACAGTTCCATAGTAACTGACCCATATTATTGGTAGCACTAAAAGTTTTATAGCCATTACAGTTAGGACAGTTCAATCGTTTACTCTCTCCTACACCTAATTGTAATTCACTTACATAGTTATATATATTCATTTATAATATACCACTTATATGTTATATATTTCTTTGTTCGGCACGTTATCTGTGCTTATATCATACTTTTTTCGCATTGTCAATGCATTTTTTGCAGAATCTAAAGTATTTTTCATATAAGGTTTAACAGATTGTGGATTAGCATGACCTGTTACAGACATTATTTGACCCATACTTACTCCTGCTTCAACCATTTCAGTAGTACCTGTACGTCTTAAATCAGCTATTCTAAGCTCGTCAGGAAGCCCACAGAGCTTCATTGCCCTTCTAGCTACTATAGATAGCCTAGTCAACGTATAGGGCTTGTAAAAGCCTCTGAGAGCTTTAGGATAGGGTGCGACATATTTCTGAAAATCATACTCCTCTTTCTGTTGTATAAGCATTTCAAGTAAATCATCACTAATGGGTAGATGAACTGTTGCACCTCTCTTGGATTGTTCTAAATGCAACACTCCTTTATCAAAATCTATGCTACTAAACTCTAATAATCTCATATCTCCTACTCTTTGACACCATTCATATGCCATCTGAACAATTAAACCTAGACTTCTATATTGAAAATCTGCATAACAGAAATCTAATAACTGCATAATCTGTTCTTTTGTCCATGTAACTTTTCTAGGTTTAGTTATCTTACATTTAAAAGTAGAGAATGGATTGGTTTCTACATAACCCATCTCCATTCCAAATGAATATACTTTTCTAGATGAAGCACAAATATGATTAGCCATATAAATGCCACGATTAAGCCACACTTCATATGCTTGTCTAGCCATTGCACCTGTCAATTTATTGACTTTAGTTGTGTAAATAAACTTATCATCTAACTTTGTATTCAACATGACTGATAAACAATTTGAATAATCTACTTTAGTTTTATCTGTTAACATATTGAAATCACTAGATAAATAATACTTATCTATTAAATTTTTTACATTCATTTTAGTTACCTTTATGTTTAGTTATATAACAAATTTAGTTGATATAACATATGCTAAATATATAAGTGACAAAGCAAATGTTGTATAAAATAATTGTATCATATCATTCTCCTTTCTTTTTTGCATCAATATAAATTCTCATATGAGATGATTCATGTAAGCCTTGACCCCAATATGTAGCACCTGTACCTCTCAATTCAGGTTTAATATGTTGTCCTCTTACTCTCATCTTGTATGATTCCTTGTTTAGATACTTCTTCATAGTGTCAACAAACTCTTGTCCGTCTGTATCATTAGGTATCTCGCTGAATACATAGTTACAACCTTGTTTAGATGTAGCTTTCTCATATTCTTTTTTCCACATATTTGCCCTTGCATTAGCTCTATCTACTTCTTTCCATGCTATATCATATGCTTCAGCTTTAACAGTAGGTTGTCTATTCACTTCAGCTAGAGCATTATTAACCTTATCAAAGGTTTCTTTCTCTACCATGTTCATAGCTTTCTCTTTCCACATATCACGTTCATT